GCCGCAGACGCCGAGGAGCCGCGCCTATACAGCGCGGCTGAGGACTTGGCCGCGCGCCTCATCGAGAGGCACAGCCGATGACCGAGTACGGCTCGCTGCAGGATCACGCGGACGCGTATCTCGAACTGTTGCGCGCCGTTGGTCCGCCGCTCACGGTGTACCCGGCCGAGGGCGGCGGCGTACAGACAGTGCCGCCCGGCGCCGAGCCGCCATACGTCGCGGCGCATTTCTACGGTGAGCGGCCCAACGGCAGGCGGCTGACTATGGGCTCGACCCGTATGCGCCTGCGCGCCTACCTGCATTGCGTCGGCGCAACCGATATCGCGGCTCGGGCTGTCTCGGACCTTGTCGCCTTAGCGTTGCTCGACGTTCGGCCCGACATTCCCGGGCGCAGTGTCTACCCGATTCGGCATGAGTCCTCACGCGAGCCGCGCGAGGACGAGTCGATCGGCGCACTGTTCTCGACGCTCACCGAGATCTATCGGCTTGAGTCGGATCCCGGGGTCGACGGGTCGTGACCGTTTGGTGCTGGGTCGAGGACTTGAGCACCCGTCACCGCTACGACATCACGCTCTCGCGCCTCGATCAGCTTGAGTCCGAGGGCGCCGTGCGCGAGATACCGGGCCGCCGTCGCCGGGCGCCGGGTCCGCGGCGGTCCAAGCACTTCCGCAGCCTCGCCGGGCTGCGGTCGACAAGGAAACGTCCGGCCATCATGCCGGCTGAGGACACAGAGGAGTAAACGCGATGACCGAGCCGGCATCCGTAACCAGCGATGGCATGGTGAAAGTTGCTTGGGTTGAGGAGATCCTGGACCCCGAGAACCCTGCCCTCTCCGAGCTGACCGCCCTTTCCACCAAGGACGTTTCGTGCTACCTCACCGATACGGGATGGAGCCCCGACACCGATGAGGCGACCGTGACCGACAACCGACTGTGCTCGCGGCAGACGTTCGCGCGCGCGGGCCGGTTCGCCGACACCCTCGAAATCGGCTACGTCTACAACCCACTCGTGCCGGCCGAGAACGTCGCTCAGCTCACCCTGCGGCACCTCACTGAGGGCTACTTCGTGGCCCGCTGGGGCGACAACTACGAGGACGACTTCCAGGCAGGTGACATCGTCGATGTCATCCCGTCACAGCTCGGCGTGCAAAAGAAGCAGCCGCCGACGATGAACACCCCGCTGACGATCGCCCAGATGGTGCACATCACGGCGCCGGGCGTGCAGCGTGACGTCGTCGTGGTGGCCTCGTGAAGTCAGACAGACTGGCTGGAATTAAGGACAGTGCGACGCGCCCACGTCGCACTGTCCCAGTCATTCTGAACGGCGACCTGCGCGAGCGCATCGCCGAGCTTGTCACCGAGCTTGCGCAGCTCGAAGACGACGCGAGGTCTCAGTCGGACCGCCGACTGTCCTCGCGCTCAGTGGGCAGCGCCCGCGCAGAGGAGATCCACGGTCGGCTCGATGAGCTGTACGCGCGGGCCGAAGAGGACACGCTGTACGTCGTGCTTGAGGGGATGGACGGGACCCTCTGGCGGGCACTCATCGCCGAGCACATGGCGCCGCGGGACGACAAGGGCAACGCGACCGGTGGCTGGGGACCGCTCGGCGTGATACGCGAGACGCTTGAGGAGCCGTTGATCAGGGCGTGCGTCGTCGGGCACCGAGAGCACCTGGAACATGAGACGGTCGAGCCCATCTCACCGGACACTTTGGACTGGCTGATCGGTTGGGCAACCGCCGAGCAAAGAGAGACGCTGTTCCTGGCGGGCTGGATGGCGTCGCGCGCCGATGATGCCATCCCTTTGCGGCCCACGCGCTCGACGACCCTGCCGTCCGTCAGCGCGTAGAAACAGCTCGGACCCTCGGCGTCAGCGTTCGCGCATTCGGCGGCTGGGTCGCGCGCGAGACGCATGAGCATTTCGACGCCGAGGGCAACTTCACGGGCTCGACGACTGTTCACCGCGAGCCTGAGTGGAATGACGATGAACGGGCTTGGATGCTCGGTCTTGCTGAGCGCGAGGCGGCCGAGTGCCGCCGTTGCGGCGGTGACCTTGTCGAGACGACCGACTACGACAGCAACAAGTACGTGCCGCTGCCACCGATGGTGTGCCTGCGGTGCGTCGCGCTGAGTGCGGCCGAGGCCAAGACGCGCAAGGCCAAGAGTCCTGAGGCTGCCGGAATGATTCATCGCGTCAAGCGAGTCGACCGACCTAAGCGACGAAAACCCTGATACGGAGGTGAGCCCGCGTGGGCGGACTGCGCACGATCGGTGTTCGCCTTCGCATGGAGGTCGCCGAGTGGAGACGCAACGCCAAACAGGCGGGCGACGACTTTGATCAACTCGGCGGCAAGCTGGCCAAGACCGGCGAGAAAGGCAAGGCCGACCTCGACAAGATCGCCACCGGCGCGGCGGTGGTCGGCACCGCCCTGTTGGGCGTGGCGGGCGCGGCGGTCTTCGCTGCGGCTAGGTTCGACAAGCAGATGTCCGAGGTCAAGGCGGTCGCGAACGCTACCGCCGAGGAGTTCGGCGCGTTGCGTCAGGCCGCCCTCGATGCGGGCGCGGCAACAGTGTTCAGCGCCACCGAGGCGGCGCAGGCCGAGGCCGAGCTGGCTAAGGCGGGTATCGAGGCGTCGGACATTCTCGGCGGCGCGCTGACCGGCTCGCTCAGCCTCGCCTCGGCGGGCTCGCTCAACCTCGCCAGCGCTGCCACCATCGCCGCCGCCGCGATGAATACGTTTAATCTTGAGGGCGCTGACGTCGAGCACATCGCCGACGTGCTTGCCTCGGCAGCGAACAAGAGCGCGGCTAGTGTTGAGGATCTCGGGCTCGGGTTGCAGCAGGTCGGACTGGTTGCCAATCAGGTCGGGTTCTCACTCGAAGAGACGGTCGGCTTGCTGGCGGCGTTCGCCGACCGCGGGCTGCGTGGCAGCGACGGGGCGACCTCACTCAAGACCGCCTTGCAGCGCCTCGCCGCGCCCACGGGCAAGGCTGCCGAGCTGATGGATGAGCTGGGCATTTCGATGTATAACTCGAATGGCCAGTTTGTATCCGCGTCGAACATCTCGGGGCAGTTGCAAACCGCCCTTAAAGATCTTGCGCCCGCGCAGCGTTCGGCCGCCCTACAGACGATCTTCGGATCCGACGCCATCCGGGCCGCGACGATCCTCTATTCCGAGGGTTCGGCCGGTATTCAGGACTACGTTGACAGTGTCGACGATCAGGGCGCGGCGGCCCGGGTCGCGGCCGAGAAACTCAACAATCTCGCGGGTGATGTCGAGCAGTTGACCGGCTCGCTTGAGACGCTCGCGATCCAGGGCGGCAGCGGCGCGAACGCCGGGCTGCGCACCCTCACCCAAGCGGCGACTGGACTGGTCAACACGTTCGGTGAGATGTCCCCCGCGGTGCAGTCCGCGACCGTGATCCTGGTCGGGGTGAGCGGCGCCGTCCTGCTTGCCGCGGGCGCGTGGCTCAAGTTCCGCGGCACGATGAAGGATGCCCTCGCCGAGCTGGCCCGAACGGGACCCGTGGGGACTAAGGCCGCTGGCGCGTTGCAACTGACCGCCAAGTGGGCGGTTCGCGCGGGCGTCGCGATGGCGGCTCTTGAGATCGCGAACATGGCCGTCGATGCCACGTACGAAGACCTGAATCCGCAGATCGATGCCGCGGCGCTCGGGCTGCGGCACTGGGCGATCGGCGCTGAGCTGTCTGGCGAGGCGACGCGGATATTCGGAAAGGACGCCGAGGGTCTCGCGAACGCGCTGCGCTCGGTCGGCAACGCTAGCCCGACAGATGAGGTCGTTGACTGGTTCCAGTTTCTACCCGGCGTCAGCCAAGAGCTTGGCGTCGCTAAAGATCAGGTGACGGCCTTCGATCAGGCGCTCGCCTCGCTTGTGCGCGAGGGCAGCGCCCGCGAGGCGGGCATAGCGGTTGCGGAAATGGCGGCGCGCTCACAGATATCCATTGAGGAGTTAAGGAAGCTACTCCCCGAGTACGCGGGCGCGGTCGAGGTCACCACGACGGCAATTGATGAGGTCGCGGTCGCCCAAGCCGAGGCGGCACTGTCCGCCGAGGAACTCCTCGAAGAGTGGGACAAGCTGTTCGGTCGGGCACAGTCAGCCGATGAGCTGTTGTTGGCCGCGAAGGATGCCGTTAACGACGTCACCGACGCGTTCAAGGAGGGCAGCAAGGCACTCGACGGTAACACCCGTGAGGCGCTTGAGAACCGCATCGCGATC